TGTTTACCTGCTGGTTGACGCCGGCGGTGCCACCGATCGAGGAGTCAATCTGGGATAGCGACAGGTTCTGGAACCCGATTTCGGGCAGGCCCATGGGGCCGACATAGCCGTCGGGCCCGCTAGGCACCACCACAGCGCTCCTAGCGGCGCTGGTGGCCCGAGAAGCAGCCGACTGGGCCACACCAGCGCCCAGGCCAGGAATCGCCCCAGAACCGCCCCCAGTGCCCCCGCCGGCGCCTGGCATGTCCCGCGCCGAGATAGCCGCCACGGTAGATCCGCTGCCGCCACCGTCGCTGCCGAGCCGGCCCAGCTTGATTTCGCCTAGGGACGGTATGTCCTTGAACGGGTTGATGAGGTTCAGGCCGCGAATAATGACGTTTGTTGCTTTGACCCAGGCATTGGCCATGAACTCGATGTACGAAGCTACGCCGTTCACGACGGCCCGGACTATGTTGCGAAACGTTTCAAATCGGGTGTAGGCGATGGTGATGCCGGTGACCAGTGCGGCGATACCGACCGCGATAAGACCGAACGGGTTGAGCGCCATGGCGGCGTTCACGGCCAGAATGGCGGTGGCGACGCCCGCGATCGTGCCGGCAATGATCGTGAACGCCTTGGGGTTGTCCTGCGCCCACTCAGCCGCCTTCTGCAGGTACGGCAGCACCTTCTGGATGGCCGGCAGCAGAGCGGCCCCAATGGACTCTTTGGTTTCGTCCAGGGCCAACTTCATCTTGGCAAACCCGCCCGCAGCGGTGTTGCTTGCCTCCTTGGCAGCTCCGCTGAACGTGCCCTGAAGCGTGGCAAACACTTCTTCAAGGCTGGCGCCGTCCTTGATCATTTGACGCACTGACGGGTCAAGCTTGGCCAGCGCGTTCAGGTTGCCGCCGTACGCCTTCTCCATGGCCTTAGTCACCGTTTCTAGGCTGGTGCCCTTGGCGGCGGCAATGTCCATGGCAAGGCTTGCGGCGTTTTGCGCCTCGTTGACGTCCTTAGTGACGCGTACCAGCCCAGCCAGCGCCGGGCGCAGCTGGTCATCGGTAATGCCAAGGTTGCGGCCCTGGGCGGTGATGTACTTTTCGACCGACTTGATCTGCTCGTCAGTCGCCCCAGTGGTTGCCTTCAACTGGCGGGCAAGCATCTGCTGGGATTTCTCGTCCTCCATGGCGGCCTTGACCGCGTCACCCATCGCCACCGTCAGGGCGCCCAGCGCGGCAGCTGCTGGCACCGCCGCCTTTTTGATCGCAAATTGGGCTTTTTCGCTAGTGGTTTCTAGCTGCTTGAACTCCTTAATGGCTTTTTTGACGCCCGTGTCAACAAACTCGGAAACAATGGGGATGTTAATGGCCATTAGCGGGTTTCCTTGTCAACAGTTCGCATGACGTCGCGCACTAGGCGCTCAAACCCGGCCTCCAGTGCGCGGCGGTTCTGCTCGACGGCCTTAGACAGCACACGGGTTTCGGTCGGTGCCACCACACCAAGATTGCGGCCAAGAATGTTTGCGGTCTTGCGGCCGGCGACCTCAAAGATGACGGCACCGGGGTCGGTCTGCTGGATCAGGATGACATTGCTGGTTTTGCGGGACGTGTCAACCTTGACCTTGGTGCCTCGGCGGGCCTTGGCGACGCTGTACGGGAACAGGGTGCGGCCCTTGGCTTTCCACTGGCGGTTCATGCCCGACAGCGGCATTTCGGGGTAGGCGGCCTGCGCGGCCTTGACCGCCGGTGCCCCGATCTCCTTGGCGTCACGGTTGAACTGCTTACGCAGCTCGGGGTCGATGCGGCGCAGCTGCTTGATGGCGTCCTCGACGCCTACCAGGCTTATGTTGGCTGTCGTCGTCACCGTTGTTTCCTCGCTTGCTCGTTCAAGATACTAACCACCGTGGCTAGCGCCTGCCCGCTGAACGGGATGTCGGGTGGCCAGTACCCGGTGCTGACCAGCACCACCGCTAGCGCGTAGTGGTACGAGCCTTTCAGGAAGGGTTTTCGGGTTCCTCCCCAACAACCTCAATGGCAGCCAGTTTCTTGACGTAGTCGTCGAACACTGCTGGTACGACGATGCCTGACTGTTTGCAGGACTCGAACGCCATGAACGCCAGATCCTCAACGCCGATGCCGGACGCCAGGTCGGAAGCTTTCCGCTTGTATTTGCGTTCCCAGGCGACGACCACGAACAGGTTTGTGGTGACGGTGTAGTCCTGGCCGTCGTTTGTGGTGACGTGCAGGTGCAGCTGCATTTCTTCTCCCTCGGTTGGTAGGTGTTTACGGGGCCGTGACGTCGCGCACCCAGGTGCCGCCGGTGAACGTGGCGGTGACCATGGCAAGTTCGCCCACGGTGGACGCAATCGGCGTGAAGTTCTGGAGCATGCAGTTAGCGATGGTGTACTCGGGGTTCGTGGCCGACTCGGTGGTGCCTGACGGGCTGATCACCAGGGTGGTGGTGCCGGTGCCGACACAGCTGGACAGGATGCCCTCGACCTCGCTTGCGCCGTAGCTGAGGAACATTTCCAGGGTCACCTCGACGGACTGAAGGCCCGACACGAAGCGGTGGCCGGTGTCGCCCATGGCGGTGGACTCCAGCGGGTCACTGCCGATGGTGACGGTAACCGAACGGCACTGGTCGGACAAGTCGGTCGTGGTGACGCCCTGCGTGATGTTCACCGTGGCGTTGGAGAGGAATGTTGCTGTGGGCATTGTGTTTCCTTTAGTTGCGCCGCACGGCCACCCGCACGGTCAGGTCGTATGTCGGCAGCTCCTGTCCGCCGCCAATAATCATGACACCTGGGCGGAGGTCTGTCACGGCTATTGCTGAATTCATGATGGTGTCCGCCAATGTAAGCAGGAAGTTGCTGGCGTCCTGGTTGCCGGGCGGCGGAGCGCAGATCCTGATGCGGAGGGTTATGTCGCCCACGTTGTAGGTGAATGCCTCGACGGTTGGCAGCTCCAGAAAGAACGTCATGGGGCGGGCGTTGCGCGGGTCGGTGACAACCGCGTACCCGGTGTTCAAGCCGGCTATGGCGGTGCTGGTGGCGTTTACCGCGTCCCAGAGGATGCCTGAGACGGGCATTAGGCGACCTGGGGGCGACCGACGCCAAGCAGCTGCAGAATGCGGCCCAAGGCGCTGGGCACTGGCACAGTGCCCATGGCATCAAATGACGCAAAGGAATCAGCGCTGCCGCGCTCCCTGTAGAGCAGGGCGGCGTACATGATGGTGCCCAGCAGGACGTCGTCGCCAGGCACTTTAGACAGCTCGTCAGTCAAGTAACCAGATTCCAGCCGGCGTCGATACGCAAACTGGTTTGCGGCCTTGACACATTTGGTGATGAACGCGGTGTCGTTTGCGGTGGCGACAGCGATGCCTAGCCATTCGGTCACGTTGGCGTTTGTCGCCCATGTGCAAACAGGGTTCCACTCCAGCGTCCCGTACGGATCAACCGCGTAATAGGTGACGTTTGTGCCCGGGTTCTGGTACAGAACCTGATTCGGTATCGGGTTCTCGTAGTTGAACTGCAGTTCGCCAAGGTTGTCCACCCCGATGAACTCGTACTGGGGCAGCGCCGTGACGATGACGCCTGAGTCGTTGAAACCTGCGCCAACACCGGCTATTTCAACCTCTTGGCTGACGGTGACGTCAACATTGGTTAGTAGTTGGATGACTGCGTAGTCGTCCAGACGCATGGCCCGGACGACGTACGCAATCTCCGACATGGCGTGACCGTGTGCCTAGGGTTAGGCGACGGTGATCTTCTGCACCATCGTCGAGTCAGCGACGAACAGGCTGGCGTAGCCGTAGTACGAGAAGGTGCGACCCAGCGTGGACGGCGCCTCGACGGACATGAGGCCACGAATCTGCTCGTAGAACTCGATGGCGTTGCCGCGGGCGAGAACCATTGTGCCGGACGCAAAGTTTGCGTCCACGACGAGGTTGAGGCCGAGCGGGTTGAGCGTGTTGTACGACGTGATGTTCTGGGTGCCCATCCCGTTGACGCCCATGAGACCGGCGGCTGCGGCGTAGGGAAAAACAGGTCTCTTATCGGCGTCCAACTGCTGCGAAATTTTCCGCCAGACGTCAGGAGCGACGAAAAGATGGTCGGGCAGGAAGCGGGTGGCGACGAGGATGGACTCTGCGACCTCGTAGAGGGTGCTGATGAGGTCGGTGGGGTCGGTCTGGTTGACCGTCCACGTCACGCCTGATGCGACGCCCTGCGCCACAATCTGGTCAGCGGCGAGGTTGTCCGAGGAAATGAGGTACTGCGACGCAAGGTCACGAAGGATGATTTCCATCGCGCCCGGCGAAGTGAAATCGACGTCTTGAACTGACAGCGTGACCTGCCCGGCGAGCGTGGTTTTGCTTACCACGTTGGAGGCGATGACGGGCGTGGTGGCCGACACGGGGTTCAGTTCCGGGGTCTGCGCGGCGACGCTGGTGTGCGTGGTCCACGTCGGACGAATGAACGTCTTCTGGTTGCCACCGTCGGGCATGGCGCGGGCACCGACTGCGGCGACAACGGGACGGACGTAGTTGAGGTCGTCGAACACGGGGCCGAGGACCGGCACCGGGAGAAGACCGGGGGTGTCGGTGGTGAGGACGTCGCCTGCGGCGGCCTGCAGTGCGGTCTGCTGTCCGCGGGCGGCCTCGACGAACGCCTCGTTGACCTTGCGGAACGTGTCGCCACCGATGTGGTACGCGGCGAGGTACTCACCTGCGGACGGCATGGCAAACTTGCGCTTCGGCTGGGCCGGCAGTGCCGGCGTGGGAATGGCAGCTGCCTCGACGACCTCTGCCTGTGCGGGTGTGGCTTCCACGATGGGTTCCTCCTCTGGAACTTCTGGGTTTGTGGGTTCGTCGGGATCTGTCACCGCTTGCGCGGCTACTTCGGTGATGGTAGCACCTGCGAACGCCGGG